TTGTTTCTAATTGTAGGAGTAATAGGAGGATGGGTTGCAAGAGATTACATGATGAATTATCAAGAGGTTGAAAAAATTCACCCAGAGATGTATGATAGAAATGGCAATATAGTTCCTGATGAAATTGTAGCATTCAGATTTGAAAATCATGACAACAACGACGAAGAAGACGACGACTAAATCAAAAGTTGTAAAAGCAAAAACAGTGGCGACAGCAATTCCAAATTTACCAAACAATCCATTTGTTTATGAGGTATTTGATGCTTGTTCCAAACAAAGAACAAAAGCGAAGAAGATTGAAGTTCTTCAAAGATATGCACACGACTCTATAATGGCAGTTTTGATATGGAACTTCGATGAGTCAGTTATTTCTCTTTTACCAGAAGGTGAAGTTCCTTATGGAAACACACGAGAGGATAATAGTGTTACAGGTTCTTTATCAGATAAGATAAATGATGCTGTTGGAATGATGCAAGAGTCAGGCTCTGCATCATTAGGGTCTCAAGACCAAGGAAAGGCATCAATTCGTGCTGAGTATAGAAAGTTCTACAACTTTTTGAAAGGTGGTAACAATGGTTTAAATAGTCTTCGTAGAGAGACAATGTTTATTAATATCCTTGAGGGATTACATCCATTAGAGGCAGAGATACTTATTCTTGTCAAAGATAAAAAGTTAACTGACAAGTATAAAATTACTAAGGAAGTTGTATCAGCAGCATATCCACAAATCACTTGGGGAGGTCGTTCATGACTAAACCACTAGGTCAGTTATCACAAACTGAAAAGTCAGAAAAGAAAGAAACCTATTGGACTCCAACAGAGAAAGAGTCTCTTAAGGAGACATATGGTACAGAAATTTTAATTGAAAATGGTTCATTGGATGAAGTAATGACCACTGAAGCACCATCAGATGCTTGGATTGTAACATATGAAATTGATGGTACAGTTCATCGTGATTTAACAAGGGGCACAAGAGTTAAATTATTTGATATGTATTATGATAAGTTCAAGATGGGTGTAAAAATTATTGACTACGGTAAGGGTACAATCAAACCTGCACTATGGGGATACAATAGTACAACAGCACCCAAAAAGAAAAAGCGTAAGTAGTTTCAAAAATAGGGCAAAAAAAATCCCGCCAAAAATTTGACCTGTAGGGTTTTCTGTAACATAAAATACAAAAGAGCTTGACTATATACTATGAATGTGTTAATATAAACACATCGTTCATCTTATGGGCATTTTACTTTACCTATCAATGCTTGCTAGTCACGATCCAGTCCATTGGACTATTCGGTGTGAAGGGTGGAGAGATTTGGCTTCTGATGTTCGACAAGATGAATATCTTGATGAACAAACAAAGTCAGACTTGATAGAATACTTTAAAACTAAAGTTGAAGAAGATTGCAATTTTGAACCATAAGACGCAAGTAAGCCGACTCGGAACGGGTTCGTTCATCCTCGCAAGAGGACGCAAAAGCCGACTGAAGGAACGGATTTAAAACATCCAACTACTTTAGGAGAAACCAAATGGCACAAGTCACATACCGTGGTGTCGCATATGACACCGATAGGAACAAAGCAAAGCAGACTAACAAGGTCGATCTAACTTACCGTGGTGTAAGACAAGAAAAAGAACTTACAAGTCTTAAGTGATTGAAACATTAGAGATATGTGTAGCATCTGCTATCTTTCTCACAATCATAACTGCTGAAGTTCAGTTCCTATATGGAAAATAAACACAGGAGGGTTGCATCCCTCCTTTTTTTATGCTATAGTGCATGAAACAATAATATTATGGACAGAGACAAACTCAAACTAATGGTTCGTAACTTAGAGTTATTAGTTGATGATATCAAAGCAGAAGTTTTTTCGGATGTGGAATCATATGTCAGTCCACCTCCAACTATTACACAAGATTATGATGAAATCTTAGAGGACGACGATGGCTACCCAGACTAGTAGAGCAAAAAGATTAATTAAGTTATTAGAGAGATTACTTAAAAAGGATTATCTCTATGATAAAGAACAACTTAAATTAATTAGAGAACAACTTAAAGTTGCTAAAAATGAGTTAGCAAAAATTGAAAAACAAACATCAAAAGGATTTAAATGAACGTATCACTTATAAGTGTCTCTCCTGATGCCGAAAAACATATGGCATACTGTGCTCGTGTGAGCAATCCTAATAATCAGGATAATGAAAATTATGCAGGTCTATTAAGATACTGCATCAAACATCAACATTGGTCTATTTTTGAGCAAGCATTTATGACTCTCGAAATTAATACTACAAGAGGACTTGCTGCTCAGATATTAAGACATCGTTCCTTTACATTTCAAGAGTTTAGTCAAAGATACGCTGATACAAATTTATTGGATACAAATATACCTCTACCAGATTTAAGAAGACAAGATACAAAGAATCGTCAGAATAGTATAGATGATATACCAGAGAAGCAAACTAAGTTTTTACAAGAGAGAATCAGACAATATTTTAATGAAGGAATGGATTTATATAATGAATTACTAAGAGAAGGTATTGCAAAAGAGTGTGCGAGGTTTGTTTTACCACTTGCAACACCAACTCGCATTTATATGTCTGGAAGTGTTCGTTCTTGGATTCATTATATTGATCTCCGTTCTGGACACGGAACACAAAAAGAACATATGGACATAGCAAATGCTTGCAAGACCATATTTACCGAACAATTCCCAACTGTATCAGAAGCTTTGCAATGGGTCTAAATAACTATACTACTTTATAATATTATGGCAACATATCCTGTAGTTAATTCAAAAACTGGTGAACAAAAAGAAGTTGTGATGAGTGTCACACAATGGGATCAGTGGTGTTCTGACAATCCTGATTGGTCAAGGGACTATTCTGATCCCTCTACGATGCCAGGAGTTGGTGAAGTTGGAGAATGGAAAGATAAGTTAAGAAAGAAAGCACCTGGTTGGAATGATGTCCTTAGAAAGGCACAAAAATCACCAGGTTCTAGAGTAAAGACACTTTAATCAAATGCCAAGAAAAAAGAAGACTAATGGGGATCAACCCATAGGTATTGGTTTAACTACGAAACAAATGAAACGTAAGAAACCGATTGGAAATAGTTACCTTCTTGATATTGAACCTATCACAGATAATCAAAAGAAACTTTTTGATTCATATGCAGAGGGAAAACATCTTGTTGCATATGGTACAGCAGGAACGGGAAAAACATTTATCTCTCTGTATAATGCTCTCTCTGATGTCTTAGATGAAACAACACCATATGAAAGAATATACCTTGTACGTTCTTTAGTATCAACTCGTGAAATAGGTTTTTTACCAGGAGATCACGAAGATAAAGCAGATATTTACCAAATACCATACAAAAATATGGTAAAATATATGTTTCAAATGCCAACTGACGCTGACTTTGAAATGTTATATGGTAATCTAAAGGCACAAGAAACAATCAAATTCTGGAGCACTTCTTTTATTAGAGGTACAACTTTAGATAATGCAATCGTGATTGTAGATGAATTTCAGAATCTTAATTTTCATGAATTAGATTCAATCATTACTCGTATTGGAGAAAATAGTCGAATTATTTTCTCTGGTGATGCTAGTCAAAGTGATTTGGTAAAAACAAATGACAGGAATGGCATACACGATTTTCTCAACATATTGCGTAAAATGCCATCTTTTGATATAATAGAGTATGGCATTGATGATATAGTTCGTTCTGGACTTGTCAAAGAATATATTATTTCAAAACTTGAAGTTGGTCTTTAATGTTTAATCATGTAGAACTGAATCTTCCCAAACTTTCCAGAGAAACTATTGACGGTGTTCGATATTACTCTGTACCTGATGAAGATGAATTAATTAAATTAGTTTCAATTACATCTGTTACTAGTCATTATAATAAAGAGATTTTTATTAATTGGCGAAAGAAAGTAGGTGATGAAGAAGCAAATCGTATTACCAAAGCAGCCACTACTCGTGGTACTGACTTTCATACACTTACAGAGCATCATTTATTGAATGATGAGAAACTTCCAAAAGTTCCTCCAATATCTAATTTTCTGTTTAATGTAGCGAAGCAAAAAATTGGTAATATAAATAATATTTACGCTTTAGAGGGTTCTCTCTACAGTAGGCAACTAGGAATTGCTGGAACAGTCGATTGTATTGCAGAATACGAAGACGAGTTAGCGATAATAGATTTTAAGACTTCAAAAAAACCAAAACCCAGAGACTGGATTGAACATTACTTTGTCCAGTGTATGGCATACGGTTGTATGTTATATGAATTAACAGGTATATCTGTTAAAAAATTAGTAATTATTATGTCCTGTGAAAATGGAGAATGCATCGTCTATGAAGAATACAACAAAGCAAAGTACATCAAACTCCTCGGAGAATACATTAACAAATTTGTTCAAGATAAACTGGAACTCTATGGAACCGAATAAAGAACTAGAACAGGCAATCGAGAATAAATTCTTGACTCCATCTAAATTTGCAATGGAAATCGAAAAGATTGTTGCAGAAGAGGAAGACTTCAATTACATTGATGCAATATGTTACTATTGCGAAACTAACAATATTGAGGTAGAATCAGTATCGAAGTTAATATCCAAACCTTTAAAAGAAAGATTAAAATGGGATGCAACCCGTCTTAATTTTATGAAACCTACATCAAGAGCTAAACTGCCTTTATAATGAAAAAATCAGAATTGATTCATTGGAGATTGCAAGCGATGCTTCGTGAGCATTCCTTCCGTGACTTACAATACTTAGGTGTCAGACCTGATAGTATTGGTGTTGACCAACATTGGTATAGAATAGGAGAAGCAGAAGTACCTGTGGACTCAATTACAGAATTAGATAGTGAAGAGGAAGATGATGAAAGTGACTCCATTTGAAACCTACCAGTCATATCTATCAATGAAAAGTCATTTTACAAATCGTAAGTATGACTTTTTTAGATATGGTGGTAAATCTCGTGCAACAATGGCATCTTTTAATAAAAGAAAAGATAAGTATTGGTTCGAGAAAACATCGAGAAAATACTCTGATGGTGAAATAGTTGATTTCTTACTCGCTAACTTTGTCACTACAGATAATCCAAAAAATCTGTGGATTGGTGAGATTATCAATTCTGGTGAAAGAACTTACGCAGATTGGATGAGAAGAAAACAGAGTATTTCTTACTTATTCAAAGAAGAATCAGAAAAGTTATTAGAAGAAAGTAATTTAGAACAATTATTTGAGTGTGGAAAAGGACACCCTATCATATTGAAAAGATTTTTAGGTGGGGATATCTCCCTTGAAACATTTGTAATTTATGATATAATATTCTCATTCTCAGAAAAGTTTGATGAGAAACTGTTCGATCCCGTATGGGAAACCGTCAGTTTAAAAATTAGGAAGTATAAACCTTTCCTAAATATTAATGTATTCAACTTTAAAAAAATACTACGGGAAATCGTAAATGAGTGATT